TAATGTTATACACAAACCGTGGTGTCAGTGTCACCTCTATATAGTAGACTTAACTCCGATAAGTCCGTTAACTCCGAACGGATTTAACTATAAATATCCCTTGCCCGTCACTTTTCCGTCGGACAAGTCAAAATGCCTTTCCGTCGAAGTCATGCCCGCTCCACTCGTTACCGTCGCCGTACCACACGACGCGTCACTCGCCGACCTGCTCGCCGCACTATCACTCGCAGAAGGCCAACGCGTAACGGGTACAATTCGCGTCGCCGGATCCTCAACATAGCGTCCACTAAGAAGCAAGATAATATGCTTCCTGTTGTCGCAGCCAATGATGGCACATCTACCGTCCCCGGTCCTCTTACTATTAATGGAAATCAACCGATGATGTTACTCTGGTGTGCAACTGCACGTGACAGAGTGTCGAATGTAGGAAGGGATAATGCCTCCTCTGTTCGCGAGAGTGATCTCGTGTATATGAGAGGGTTGAAAGAGAAGATCAACATCACCACCACTACCCAAGCCTCATGGCACTGGAGGCGTATATGTTTCACCGCCAAGGGTGTGAACCAATTCCTCACCGCCCTAGACTCTCTTGAGACGTCAGCTGGGTGGGTCAGGTTGCTGACAAATATCAACAACACTACGTCAGGCAACAATATCCTCGGCTATGTTTTCAAAGGAACACAGGGTGTTGATTGGTACGATGCCTTCACCGCCAAGGTCGATACGAACAGGGTGTCGATCAAATACGATCAGACCCGCAATTTCTCCTCAGGCAATGCCCAAGGGCGTTACTTCAAGCACAAAAACTGGTTCCCGATGAATCAGAACCTCATGTACTCCAATGATGAGGCAGGAGAGTCAGAGTCAAATGACAATCACTCCACTCTTGGCAGAGCTGGTATGGGAGACTATTACGTACTGGATTTCATCACGTGCGCCACCAACCAGTCAGCTGATACTATGTTGTTTACACCGGAAGCAACTTTATATTGGCATGAAAAATAAACTACTGCTTAATGAGTGGATAGTCCGCAGGGACATTTACGAAAATACAGTTAGCGTCGAGCCAGTCGACATCAGCATCAGGATCCTCCCGAGGGTCTCTGTTGTTGCACCAAATAACAGGCCTTCCCCAATCAAAACACATTTTGCCCTTGTACTTGTCCGTGACTGTGAATGTATCTTGTGCACCTAACCAGAACTTCCAAGTAGGGAAATACTTGAGTCCAGGCATGTCATCAAAGATAGCGTATTTGATGTCGTCACAGTCGTGGATCAGTTGTCCCATGTCGAAGTTTCCTCCGAAAAAGAAGTGTCCCCCCAGACATCTAGCCCAGGTCGTCTTTCCTGTTCTGGAAGGTCCAACCAGAACAAGAGATCGAGGTCTAACCAGAATAAGTTAGCATGCTTAGTCAGCAATTACGTAATCAGAATATCGCTTGTACCCCTATCTTAGTTGTATATCAAGCGCCCTCGAGCGAAGGTGTGAGCACGAGCCCCCCTCCGGGGGACGAGGCCCGAAGGCCGAGAGGGGCCGTGCGTAACACCGGAGTGACGGGCAAGATAAAAGTAAAAGTGTGACTTACCGTCCTCCACGTCTTCCCAGATAAGATGCGCACCAATCAGTGAGTTCCGGATAAGGTCCAAGCTCCCATTCCAATGAATCATCAGGCTTGTAATCAAGGGGAGAGCGTCTGGCCTTCTCCTCGGCGATAGCCCGTACCTGGAAGTAGTATCTCCCGAAGAGACCAACACCAAGCTCTCGAGCGCATCGTAGAGTCTCCTCTTTGCCCTCTGCATCAAAGACGCCTCGCCAGAAGTCATCATTATTCTTGGAAGACTCCCCCCGCGGATCTGGACGTTCAAGGCCTCCTCCACAGATATCCCCATCCTTTGTAGCATAGTCGTACATCGATTCAGGAGTTTTGATGCCTCGCAGAATGTTCGGATGATAAGAGTCGATATCAAAAACTCGGGCGTTCCGCGACTGGAATTTTTTTTCGAACATGAAAAAAGCGTGATAATGAGTTCCACCGTCGTCATGAAGCTCTCGTCCAACGATACACTCGGCTCCCAGGTCTCCAAGATGGTTAACAATTGAGAGTGGATCGAGTCCATCGCTCTGAGCGTATGTGAGTAATCCATATTTTGCAGCGAAGCGAAAGGTCATGTGATGAGGTGACACCGTCGGTTTGTGTT